CACCGAGAGTATCAGTATAACCGATGTTAACAGTAGTAGCCGCACCGTTAGGAGCAGTCCAACTGAGCGTATCAATGCTGCGGTAAATCTTCAACGTATTAACCGCAGTCGCACCATTGAGAGTAAGTACCTCGCGAATAGGCTGACCCATATAGTCGCGACCATTAATCGTGACTACGTTAGCAGCCGTAGCGAGTGAGACGAACGAAAGCTGGCGACCGAATGGCCCCATCTTCGAACGATAGTCTGTAACGAACGTATTCGTATTACCAGCAACACCCCAGTTACCACCAGCGAGAATGCCGTTAGCACTGAGAGTAGGAACAGCACCATAGTCAGCACGATACTCACCAGTCACGTAGTCAATATCCTGACTGAACTGTGCGTCAGGCACGTACATATTGACTTGCTGGTTCCAAGTATCAAAGTGCTGTGAGTTTACACCTTGCGCCATTAGTTATCTCCCTTCTTCTTGAGCGGTCGTTGAACTGCTCCGACTACATCACTCGTTTCAAGATCAATGAGTTCGACGTATTCAGGATCACCAACAAGACGCTCAACTTCTGCACGGGTTCTCACTCGGATAGAGTGGCCTTTAGGAAATCTGAGGATGAAGCTAGTAGGCTCCTCGATCTCCGTGTACTTAAAGAGTCGCTTCTCCTTGTCATAAGTAGCGACTCGTCTCTTATACGGCCCACCTTCTTCTACCATGAATTTAGGTACGGGCTTATCGACTCGATTTTGTACTGCTTGTGCCATCTATCTCACTCGTTAATGAGAACGGCATGAGTGCGGTATGCCTTCCAAAGACAGAACTGTCCTTGCCACACTACACGCGATCCGTTTGCATCCACATTCCACGGCGCGGTAAGGTCTTTCACCTTCATGTTCACATGCTTGAGTACATGGAGGCGTAGGTATTTAGAGTTGATGAAGTATGCCTTATTAACCGGACAGTCTTCATCATACATCATCGGCACTGATTGATGACTTACGCCCTTAAAGCCCAAGTCCATCATCTTCTTGCCGCTGTTCGACTCGCTCAGATTAATCGTGATCTTATCACGTACTGCTGCGCGGTAGATACGATAGAGATTACGTCCGCACAGGATGATGTCAGGCTTCTCACCTTTAACAGTGAGGTCCATTAGAACGTCATCGAAAGCTTCTTCAATGTTGGTAGAGTCAATACCGCCGACATTGAAGTCATAGCTTGAAGTTCGCCACTGAGGTTCAGCAGCGCGACTAAGACCAGCCATCGTTCCCGTTGTGGGATCGTCTGGTATAAGAGACGCCAAACCGAGTGGATCAGTACCACCACCAGCGGCGTAGAGATAAGCAGAGAACTGCTCCTTAATCGACTCCTCAAGCACTTCCATCTTCGCCTTCATCAGTTTGAAGATTTGTGCTCGTCCTCTATTTTCATCCTCTTCCTGCTCGCTGATAATAACCGTACCAGCAAAGCGCGACCATCCATAACGAATAGTCGTAAACTCATTCGTCTGATTTACTGGGAGTGTCTGGTAGTATTCGTAAGTGCCCACGTTAGGGTTACGACCAACCGTGAGAGGATTAGTAATTTCCCAACCGCCATCTTCATATTCGACGCGATTGGTAGCCATTGCCCATGCTACGAATGCATTGGATTTAACAGCGGCCATAATCAACTTCCCACGCGACTTCGTGAGAGTTGAGCTAAGAACAGTTGAGAGTGTTGACATTAGCCTTGGTATCCTGACTCTGCGAGTGCTTCATCAATGATCGATGCATAAGAACGATCTGGTGAAGCGACCTCTGTTTTCCGCTCTGTCATCCCGTTTCTCGGTGGTCTACCGTTAACTATAGAACGACAACGAGATGCCTGTTGCCCCGGCTGACCACGCTGTTGCATAACTTGAGCAAGCTGCGGGCCTAGTGGACTATTGAAATCAAGTCCATTCCGAAGCGCGAACTCGCGTACCCTAAAGTAGCTCTCAACTTCATTGAGGCCCTGAGTTCGCATTAAGTTCGCGATAGCATCCTGATGCGGATCAGCGTCAGGGTATTTAGAAAGGAACGTATTATATCTGGTATGGACTGCTTGAGTGACTCGTTCGTTCTCTGCTCGCTCTTTATTGATCTTGTCTAGAGGAGCTAACCGATCATCAAGCATTTTCCTAATGGCATCGGTCTGAACAGCACCCATGTTCTGACCGAGTAATTTATTTAGATCGACACCTTTAGCAGATGCTTCAGCTAATACGATTTGGACTAGCTGCGCCGGATTATTCTTGAATAGGGCCATCATGTCAAGGGCAGCGGCAGTCTCATCGGTATTTAAACCGAGCTTCGCAGGTGCCCCGTTAAGGAATTGTGCCTCGCTTGCTTGTGCTTTAAACTGTTGTAACTCGCGCTCCTTAGCATCAAGCAATCCACGATAGCGTCTGTTCTGCTCATCAAGTCTACGACCACGACCAGCAGGAGCTACTATATTGCCCCGTGCATCGATTACATTACCAGCTTGATCGTAGCGAACTTGACCTTCATCTTGCTGGCGTAGTTGTGTTGGGTCTTGCTGTTGTTGTTGTGGTGCTGGTTCGTTTATACCATCATCACCAGCATCCTGTACGCTATCAAATGCATCTCCACCTGTATCTTCTTCAAGACCCGGTACATCATTTAGTACTTGATCGTCGATCTCACTGTTGAGGGACTCCCTGCGGGGCGCCATTTGTCTGTCCTCTATTGATTGATGGTTGCTTCGGTGTCGCAGATTGATTTGCGATCTCGGTAACTCTGTTCTGCTGTCCTTGTTGTACCTTCATCATTATCTCTTCCATCGCTTGTCTGATGGGTACACCCTTCGCCATTGCCATTCCAAGAGCCTGTTTGGCTTGTGGAGGTAGTTGGTTTATCTGTTGTTCAACTTCAGCAAGTTGGTCACCTCCACCACCCTGCTGTTGTTCTTGCTCAGGTGCAAGTTGCTTCTCAATCGATGCTCGAATGAGTGCCCAATCCTCCTCTGTTATAACGATCTCATCAAATGCTCTCTCGAATACGCGCATCATCACTAGTATCGATGCTGGTACAGATTTGCCGAATTGACCGAGTACCTGGCCTATTTGTACAGCCTCTTCTTTCTTCGCTCTAGCAGTTGGCTTGAGTGCCGAACCACCCACCATGCGTAGTGAGAACTTCGATTGGAAGTCAGATGGAGACATGGGTGTCATAGCTCCCCATATCTGACCCATCTTATCCTCTATGAGTGCAGCAACCATCTCAGGAGGCATCTTACTTACACATAGCTCCAGCAACGTAGCACCCACGTTACCAATGAACTCCTCAATCTGATCGATCTTCTCATCAAGGCGTGTCTGCGTTTGTGACTCGTATGACTCGATGGCCTTATTAGTCGTATTAGTCTTATACTCTACGCCTCGCATTACGTTGGTAACTGATGATACGCGATCGATGGCCTGTAAATAAGGCTGACTATCAAAGAGCTGCATAAACTGTCCAGATGGAGGAGGTACAGAGAAGATTAGATCCTGCATCTTCTTTCCATCTGGCACCTTCACACCAACTGCTCCACCTTTCTCTGCACCACTTAAGAATGCTGAGACGACAGCAGGGTCTTTGATTGCATCGATATCGTAGAACAGGTTCTTACGTGTCCATGCAATTGCTCGTCTACGCTCAGAGGCTATCTCATTAATCGCATCCTGCTGATCGAGATAATACATCACCTCGGATCGAGCATAGTCGCCCTCGGGATCGGTATAAAACTCCAGACAACAGACGGGGAAGAAGTTAGTGAGATTGTATGGGTCGTCCCAAACCCAAATGGGCCACGACCAGTTCTTATCGTTAAAGAGTAATAGCCGTCTGGTAACCTTATCGTATACTCTCCAGACCTTCGTGTACTTCGCTTTGTCAAACGTGTCTTCATCGTCGTATCCATAGCTGTGATAATCCTTATGTCCATCTAATAGTGAAAAGTTATTAATCTCCTCATCATGACCACCACCTGACTTCGCATTCAATATATGCGTAGGGGCGTATATCGACTCCCACTCGTCTTGATTATCCTCCTTCTTTCTAAAGTAGATAGCTCGTAGCAGTGTAGTCGGTACGAAGTCAGCAATCATCAACCAGTTACAATCCGTGAGATCATTATGCGTAGTGGCTGGATCACGGAGGACATCCTTCGGGTGTCTGAACTTACACCACGGTCCACTAGGACTAAGTACGTTAATCTTATCCTCTAACGCAGCCAGACATCCCTCGATCTCTTCAATCTCATGGATATCTTTTGCCTTCGCCAATCTATCCGCTTCATACTGTATCTCAGTAAGCGTCGCCTCACTGCTATCCTCCTTATCCGTCCATCCTAATTCGAGATACGCGACATTCGTAAGTGTACACATAATGATGCACTTACGAGCTTTAGGCTTGAGGTTTATACCGGGGGAGACTTTCTTTGCAAATAGCGCATTAACCAATCTCTCGCAGCAAGTCGAGAACTGGGTAGTCTTTTCATCCTGCTTATCATTAGGAGTGAGTTCGACATCTGGGTTTTTAGCGTAGGTAGCTGGTACGAGTGCGGTAGTATTCGCGAAAACAACGTTCTCCGTTTCAATGTGCTCATCGCTAATACCTGTACCTTTCCGAGACATCCGAGATACATTCGGACTGCCTTCGACATTGCTATGGGTTACCTGATCGTTATTGTAGTACCTAATACATTCGTCCCATGCGTCAGCTATGCCCTCGTTCTTCAACTTCGCCTTAGCCTGATCCCTCCTTGCTTTCCACAGTTTCCCCATCTGCTTCGATACAGGTATCTTAGTATCCTGCATCATCTTATAAGACGGTGAGTATTCCTCTTTACCCTTTGCAGGTTTAATCCCACCTTCAGTGAGACTATCGCTAATAGCTGCATAATCCTGTTCTTCGGCCATTAGAGTATCTCACTCATCTGTTGTTGGCGTTCTCTTCCATGACGCCACTTCCTCGACGTATAGCTAACAGGATCGCTCTCCATCCACTGTAGATACTCAGGTGTACTATTATGTCGTGGATCGAGTTTGGCTATCGCATCCAACTTAGTGAGCATATACTTCGTAGTATCCATCGCATGGTCATTACGATCATTCGGCTTATCGTCACGCTCACCTTTACTATCCTTATCCCAATAGTATCCACCTATCTCGTCAATCCACCACTCTAGGTTACGAGATACGTATAGATGAGGAGCACTGAACTCACCAGAAAAAGGATTTCTATGAAACCGACTAATAGTGAGATAGCTTCCGACTTTAACAATGCCTCCAAGGATGTCGTTATTACCGCGACGCATCGGGACACCCAGATTGGCAAATTGTCCAGCAACCGTTTCATTTACATTACCACTATTGCCCCCATAGCGTTTGAAGATATTCGGATCAGCCCAACAGTCTTGATCCTGTGGTAGTCCCCATCTCTGTCTGATCTGTCGTATTTTCTCAGCCTGTTCTAAAATTCCCATCTCGCTCTTGTAGAATCCATCCATTATGATTACGTTGCCATCATCATCTACGTAGGCGATTAAATAGCAAGATGGGACTGCAATACCGAAGTCATATCCATCGATGATCGGTATCATGTATCCTTTATCTATCAAGTCATTCCAGAGCTTCATTACATCACTGTGTTCGACGCTGTGAGTGATGTCGCTGTACTGTGGGTAGACTAGACCTTCATACGCTGCCCACTTACCTAATAGAAAGCGATCCTTCATCTGTCCTGTGTACGTACTCTCTAGTCCCTGAATAACGTCAGGCTCTAGTACGTGGGCATTCTCATACGTACTACCCTCAATCACATCGAGGAGTAGCTGTACCTTCCCATCTTTATCCTTGATGGGCTTACTGTCCTTATCTCTCAACACTATAAGGTCGTGGTTGATAATCCCTTTCTCCTTAAACATGTGGAATGGATGTACGAGCTTCTTATACACCCAATTACGTGTCGGGTTACAGGTGAGGATCATCATACGAGGACCAGTGTGTGGCATCGTAACGTCATCACCGATATACGGAGTTGATCCACGTAGACGACCCATCAGATCGAGGAAGTCTTTATGTACGATCTCAGGGTCTTCAATCTGATCGACTACAATCCAATCGTAAGTCGCGCTGAGTAGGTTCGATGTAGCAGCTTCATCCCCTCTCGATTGCTGCTGCATGTATCTAAAGTTAATCGTTGTACCGTTTTTAAGGGTACACATATTACTCGAGTTCTGTCCTAGTGGGAAGTTCTTAATCCACTGCTTCGGACACCACTTAATAAACTCCTTACGAAGAGTATCATTAAGTTTAGGATAAGTTGCACGAGCCATAAGCCCATTTGAACCCGGATAGTCACGGGCAAACTTGAGTGCTTCAATACAGGCACTAGCAGTCTTCCCGTTAGCAAAGCCGCCACCAAGAACTCGTATCTTAGCACGCGACTTGAAGAAGCGATCATTCAGTCCATCTTCTTTTACGATGTAGTTAGTCATGCGTGTATCATAAATCCAAACACCTTCCATCCAAGTAGGAATAGAAGAATGTATAAGAGCCAATCCCATCCCCATGCATAAGGGGCGAATGCTGGTTGAGATCGCGCTATACCAAATACAAGAATGATGAGCATCAGTACCCAGAATATAAGTCCAATAGGCATCGCTACCTCCTCACACCACACCTCTGCATCTCTATAACATTACGTGCTAGAGTTCGACACATCATGTCTGCATTGATGGCATCGACTTCCGCTCTTGTGTATAGCTCAGGTGGTCGCGTGACTACAACTGCGTCAGGTACTCCGTATATAGCAGCGTTCGTTTTAACATCAGGATACAGCCAAGCACCTATCGACGTACACCCTGATAGCAGTAACACGAACGGCACTGCCTTATACATATAAGCTATTTCCTTCTAGACATAGCTTCCATCATAGCCATTTGTAGCTGTGCTTTTTGTTGTTGTGTATCTGGTGCCTGTCCTTGTGGCAAACTTCGATTGACTTGGTTGGATACTCCGCGCGATGAAGAGTCTTTGATGTACTGCTTTGCCACCTTCTTCGGTATGCCTATATTACTTTTACCTTGAGCAGCAGCATACATCGCTTTACGTTGCTTGTCGCTTTTCATTGGCATGATCGTGTCCATTCGTTGCTTGTACTGGGATTGGTTGCTCGTTCTTACTATCCAACTGAGCCTTCAAAACGATAAGCTGTAGATGCAGATCACCGATCAACATCTTAACGTGGTTATCAACCTTCTGACTAATAGCCTGCTGTTCTTCATTCATTGTAGTAGTTTCCCTTCGATGAGTTCAATTCGAGCGATTGCCTCTTGTAACACCTTCACCGTCATCGCTATCAACGGGAGAGGGTTAGGTACTTGGACTGCCTTCTGTATATCCTTATAGCCTGAAGCTACTGTCGGTATCAATGCGTCTTGTAACTCATGAGCGATAAATCCCCACTCAGTCATATTACTACCGACAATGAATGGCCTAACCTCTCGACCTTCCGCCTCTGCACGTTCGATTTGTGTCTTCTCCTCCCATTCAGGCATCCAATCATTAAACTTGAAACTAATCGGCCTTACCTTCTTAATCTCATCCCACATACTCTTCATATTCTCTACGTCTTTTTTCGCACGATAATCAGAGACACCTGAGAACTGACCCATATTACTATTATCAATCATACACCATGCACGACCATCCCAGTAGATGCTGAATGTATTACTCCTTGCACCACTGATACCCAATCGACCGTAATATTGACCAACAGCATCCATCGGACCAGAAGATGTTACTGTACCATTAAGTGAGGGATTAACTGTTCCTTCATGTATCACCCTCCACGACACGTTACCGCAGCTCCATCCCCCATAAGCTAATTGGTTATTTTGATCCAATCCAAAATACGCAGCGAATGATCCATTATGATGAAATGCCATTTTGGCGCCTTGACCATTTTGGCCTTGTACTTGAAATGGACCTTGCGCACCACCAGCATCACTTATCCATCCAGTTCCGGGTACTGTATTCACTGTACCTGTAAACGTACCTCCCCATACCGGCATGTAGTTACTAAACGCACCATCATTCGCACCCCACAAACGGCCATTACTCGCGCTAATAGTTCCATTGGCAAAATTGTAAATACTGCCGACGCAGTTAATATATCGGGTCTGCGCGGCGTTCATAAACATGATGCCGTTATTGGGGTCGCCTGCCCATCCTGCTGTGGTTATAGAACTCGTCACGTTGAGCGTCGGGAGGTTCAAGGTACCCGTCAGCGTTCCACCAGCTATTGGTAGCCACGGTCCACCGGGTGCATTGGTACTATCCCAAATAGTCTTCCACGCCTTTGCTCCGTTACTCTCTGTTCCTCGCCAGTACAGATTACCATCAGGTGCGAATGGCGCACTTATCTGCGTTGAGTAATAGTTTCCATCATTACTGTGTGTGCAGGAAAATACATGATGCCAACCGTTATTAGTCGGATATCCTTTAACAGTCGTTCCCGTCGAACATTCCCAGAAGCCACTGTCGAGACGAGTAGTGATATTATCCGCTCCACCTACCTTAAATCCACCATTCGTACCTGTACCTTGTGGCGCTAATACTAATCGATTGCCTAATGTACCACCAGCACCAGCATACAACTCACCTGTGAGTGACACGGCCCCACTTAAACGATTAATGTAGACCACCTGTGTACTAACACCTGCATCACTATAACGATTGATAACAAAATCATCCGTAGCATTAGCCATATTAATCATAAATCGATTGGCACCGTTTCTCTGACTAACAATTGCTGATCCGGGATCACCTGTCTTATTGAGATAGATGTTAGGTGCGTCTTTATTGATCTGTATATTACCAGCATATCTCATCGAACCATCAGCACGACTGATAGCCATAACGTCACTGACGATAGTTCCATCATCAGCACACCGAGTTATATAAAATCCTGAACCAACACTACCACCAGTCTCAGGATCACCAGCACCGATAGTTACAATCCAACGATTAACACCATTTCTCTTTCCCCATATAGCTCCTCCTGGGTCTGTAGTTTTATCGAGAATAATAGAAGGTTGCACCTTATTAATTCGTAGATCGCCGGTCATCACATCACCGGCTTTCAATACTCTCAATGCGTCAGCAGTATCTACATATGATTGCGATATACCACCACCAGATTGATTAACCCATTGCGTATTGTAATTAGTAGCATCTATCTTCGCTAATACCTGATTAACAGTACCACCAGTTGGTACACCTACACCCGGATTACCTTGTGGACCTGTCGAACCAGCAGTACCAGTATTACCCGTGTCACCTTTATCACCTTTAGCACCAGTTGGACCTATCGGACCTATTGGGCCTTGTTCTCCGGGTGGTCCCTGTGGTCCTGTTTCTCCCGGTTCACCCTCCTGTCCCT